ATTGGTTTAGATTATACAAAAGAGCAGCTTCTGGAATCTGTTCCAACAGCGAAGTCTGTTCCACAAATTTTTGTAGATGATAAGTATATTGGTGGATGCGACGAATTAATTAAATATCTTGGAGATTAAAATTGATCTCAGTTATTGTTCCCGTTTGTTGGGGATTCAAACCATTTACTAATTTCCTCTCTAATCTAGTTGAACTGCCTGTTATCGGCGAAGTAATTCTAATTGATAACAATAATAAACTTGCACCAAAGCATAAGATCTTAGAACACTCTAAGATTAAACATCACATTATGCAGGAAAACATTTTTGTGAATCCTGCATGGAACATGGGCGTGGATATCGCAAAACATGATATCCTTTGCATATTGAGTGATGACATTTTAATTGATCTTCGTGTATTTTTAGAAGCAGATAAATTTGTTACGAAAGAAATTGGTGTTCTTGGAATTGAAATTAAGTTTGATTATTTTAATGCATTGAATAACAATTTTGATAAGATAGAGAATATTGAGAATATTATTATTTCTGGCGACATATCAATTAATGAGTTTGGTGTTTATGGGACACCAGTTGGTGGTGGAACAATTTTTTTCATACACAAAGAAAATTGGATAAAAATCCCAGATCCGTTTAAAATTTATTATGGTGATAATTGGATCTATAATACACAAAAATTTGTTGGCAGAAAGAATTATAAAATGATGAATGTGTTTTTTAACACGCCATGGTTCATTGCAAGCAAAATTGGAATGGGTGCGGAATACCAACAAAGTGATGAATATTGGAACAACGAAAATTTAGAAAATTTTAGAAATCACCAGATTGCATTCATTCAAGAAAACAATTTAGAAATACCAGATTATCTTCTAAACAACGATTCAGCAAAAACCAATAACGAATAGCCCATTGCAGCCGTTCTGGACTTTAACAGGTAGGCTAGTAGACCCCCCAGACCGACCCGCTGCAATAGGATTGCAGGAGGTTTTACAGACCCTGTGCAAGTTATTGATTTTATTAGAGTTTTTATTCTTGCTATTTTAGACCATTTCAGCGATAATAGTCTTATGGGATGGGAAATTGGTTCCCGCCCGAAATAGGAAGGAAATTTTATTATGGGTCTTTCGATTAGAGAAATGCGTACTGTCCTCGCTGCTGAGCGTTCGACGATGAAGATTAATCTCGATACGATCAAGGGTCTGCGTGAGTCGGTGAAGACTTCGCGAAAGCGGCAGAAGGAACTGCGCGAGAAACTTCGCGAGGAAGCCAAGATTCGTCGCGTCGTGAAGGCTGATGCGCGTCGTTTGGCGAAGGAGCAGCGTGATGCGAAGCGTGCGGAGAAGGTTGCTGCGCGGATTGCGAAAGCGGAAGCGCGACTCCAGGCTCTGCGCGATAAGGCGAATGCGCCGAAGCAGATCCGTAAGAACCAGCGTGCTGCTGGTCCTGTGAAGGTCTATACCGCTGAAGAAATTGCTGCGCTGAATGCGTAAGTCCTTGATGGGCAAGGAGTTTTTCTCCTTGCCCTTTTTCTTGCTTCGCGGTATAATTGTTGTATGATAAAGATTCGCGCTACGATTTACCCCATAGGCGACGGCAAGACCAACAAGGTCGACCGTTATCTGTGGGCTGAACAGGGTCGATATTATAAGACTCTGGTGAACGCGCAACGCGCCATTGAGCGCAATGCGAAGTTGATGGTGTCGTCACCTGCGTGTGGTGGCAAGATTATAACGCTGGTGGATATTTACTGATGAAACTCTATTTTTATTCTGATCCTGGTCATGGTTGGCTTTCGGTGAGTCGCAAGACTCTGGCGAAGTATGTTGATCTGAAAGAAGTTTCGACATATTCTTATCAGCGAAACGATCGTGTCTTTCTTGAGGAAGATCTTGACGCTAATTTGTTTATCAGTGCACTGCGAAAGGCTGGTAAGACGATTGAGTTTGTGCAATACAATACCAATCGGCAAAGCAAGATTCGCAATTACAGTTCGTTTCGTGCGTAATTCTTGCGGCTTTACTTTTGCGATTGTTGGTAGTATAATTGTTGGTGTCCGTTGTTAATTTGTTATGGAGTTATTATGAAAAAGGTTGAAGTTCTTTACACGTTGATGAAAGATGGCAAGCCTGTGCCTGTTGAGAAGATGATCAAGACTCTCAATGTAAAGCAGGGTTCCATTATGTGTCTTATCTCGGCACTGAGAAACGATTTCGGTGGTGAGGTTAAGACTGAGCGTGACGGTCGTAAGGTTCTGTCGTATCAGTTGACAAATGCTGATAAGGTCAAGATCCCTACGAAGGTTGCCAAGACGAAGGCTCCGAAGGCAGCAAAGATTGCTGTTCTGAAGACCAAGACGAAGATTGCGAAGACTGCGAAGGCAGTAGATAATCCCGACATTCCGACTTTGGATGTTGAGGAAATCAATGACTCAGAACTCGAGTCGCTGAAGGCTGAGTTGGGTCTGGCTGATTCTTATCGCGAATAAGATTAAGTCTGGCGTGAGGGGAGGTAACACTCCCCTCTTTTTATTTGTCTCCGTTGTGAGACGCAATCATGTCACCGATGTGTGACGGAGTAAAATATGAAAGTTGTATATACACAGATGACTGTGCAAGAAGTTGTGCATCTTGCGATTACAGGAAAGTTGAATCCGGATCCGATCGGACAACGACCGCCCACTTCTCAGGGCAACACTAAAAACGAAGAAATCGTCAATTCTTTATTGTCTGGCGTTGGTATCGGCATGATAACATTGCGCGATATCTCTGAAGACGAGGAAATGCAAAAAAAATATCCTGGTGTTAAATATCTCGTGATCGATGGTGGCCACCGAGTTCGCGGTGTTGTTGGCTTTTATCAAAACAAATTTGCTGTTAACAAAAAGAAATTCAAGGATTTAAATATCTCCTTCGAAGACTATCAAATTGCTCTTGATATCACAACTTGCACTTCGCAAGAAGCCATTGAAAAGTTCCGCAATCTGAATCAAACCACACCAGTAAATGCGATGGAGATGCTGATGTGTGACGACCAGTCAGAGCTTTGTCGTGCTGTTCGTTCGTTTACTCGTTACTATCCTGAGTACAAAAACGAAGCGCATGAGTTGTTTGAAACTGCATTTGACAAACATGGCGTCGAAAAATCGAAGTTCTTCGACATGGCACCAAATCATCGCCGCAAGTGGGACGAATATGTGTTCCTTGCGCTGATTAAATCGCACGGTGGTGGTAATGTTGGTGCTGGTATTCCAACATTCTACGATGCTGTTGATCAAGAGTACAATGGAAATATCATCGCAACCAAAACTGTGCTGAAAAATGTTGAGCGTTTTCTTGATGATATTACGAGAATCGCATATGAGCGAAAGCCATATAAACTGAACACCGATGTGTTCGCTGCACTTCAATTGGTTTGGTTTGCTTTCTATGAGAAAAACAAGAACTTCAAGATCGATGACTACAAGAAGTTCTATGAGTCTTTCTTGACTGGATATTCGTTGCTTACTGGTAATGCTGACACCACATACAATAACAAGACAATCAAGTATGGTGGTGAGATTTATCTAATTAAAGAGTTTGTTCGCAAGAATATTACTAACTTTTCTAGCAGCGATCTTCAGAAAGAATGCGCTAAACTTCTTCTTGGAGAAATGGGCGATGACTGTGGCGTGATCTTTCGCGACAGTAAGCGAAGCCTGACGACTTCTGAGCGTGAGCAGAAACTAGCGATTCAGGGGTTCAAGTGTGCTATTGATGGTGAGCCGCTGCGTCTTGAAGACTCTGTGTGGGGTCACGATACTGCTTGGGCTCAGGGCGGTGAGTTGATGGACGGTGCTGTGATTCGTAAGACTCATAACCGCGACATGGGTACGACGACTCTTGATGAGTATCGTATGATTCTTAAGTTACGTTCGGAGAAAAAGTAATGAATCAGGATGAAAAACAAATGCTCAAATTGTATGATGATCTCTATTTGTACATGGGCAAACATCTGAGCGAAAAAATGCCACCATTGGCTGTTGCTGCAGTAATGATGACTACAGCATTGCGGTTATATAAAACAACGCTGAGTCCAGAAGATTATGAACAAATGATGAACTTTGTTTCAGACAGTCGCGACAAGATTCAGAAGTTTGGTGATGAAATTGATCGGACTTTGAACTAATGAACATTTTTTATCTTGACAAAGACGCGAAAACTGCAGCACAGTATCATTGTGATAAACATGTTGTCAAGATGATTATCGAGTATGCTCAGTTGCTTTCGACTGCCCATAGGATTCTTGATGGTACTCAATATCTAGATAAGACTGCGAATGGTCGAAACATCAAACGATGGAAACTGGATGACTATCGTGAGTATAATCTATACAAAGCATCGCATGTCAATCACCCTAGTGGTGTTTGGGTGCGAGATTCGCTAGATCATTATCAGTGGCTCTGGAATCTGGCGGCTGAACTTTGTCAAGAATATCGTTACCGCTATGGTGGTAAGACTGATAAACAGCACAAGACCAGTTTGGTGATTCAGAGTCTGAGTTTTGCCCCAAACAATATACCACGAACTGGATTGTTCTCTGAGCCGCCACAAGCCATGCCTGCAGACGCCAAGATTCCTGGCGATTCAGTCGCTGCATATCGTAACTATTACAAGTTGTACAAGAGCAGTTTTGCTCGTTGGACGAATAGGGAGATTCCTAGCTGGTATAAATAATGCTATGCTAGATTTTATTTCGTTCATACAAGAACAAACCGAGAACAGTCCAGGACTCCACGTCTTTGATGTGGACGACACATTGTTCCACACCACAGCCAAAGTTCGTGTCATGAAGGGAAATAAACTTGTACAGACTCTGTCTAATGCAGAATATAACACACATAAACTCCCAGAAGGTCATAATTATGATTTTTCTGAGTTTAGATCTGCAGAAAAATTCGATACTGAGTCAAAACCAAATAAACGCATGTTAGAAAAAATGCGTAGACTCCACGAAAAAACAAAAGCCACTGGTGGTAAAGTTATTATCAATACAGCACGTGCTGACTTTGACGATAAAGATCGTTTTCTTGGTGCATTCAGAAAACAGAATGTAGACATTGACAATATTCATGTGTACAGGGCTGGTAATGATAAGAGTGAAGGCACAGTTGCTGAAAAGAAAACAAACATTATTCGTGATCAATTAAAGAATGGAAATTATACTCACGTGAGTCTTCACGATGACAGCGAAGATAATTTAAAACAATTCTTAACATTGCATGATGAGTTTCCAAACATTAAATTTAATGCGCATCATGTTAAACCAGATGGAAAATCTAAAAGATATACTGGGTGATTTATGCCAATTTATGAGTTTGTGAATACAAAAACAAAACAACTTGAAGAGCATTCAATGCCTATTTCTGCCTATGACAAATTTAAGGCAGACAATCCACATTTAGAAAGATATTATAGCGAAGCCCCATTATTCAGTTATTCTGGAACTGGTGATATGGCTGGAAAGAAAACAGACAACACTTGGAAAGAAGTCATGCATAAAATTGCTGAACAAAATCCTCGTAGTCCATTGGCTGATAAAGTTCTTAAGAAAAGTACAAAGCGTGTTAAAACGGATCAAGTATTGAAGAAACATAATCTAGCATAAGGATTTACTGTGTCTAAAAAGAAAAACGGTAACACATTTATTCAAGTGTCTGAACAACCAGCTGAAAAAAAACCAGCAAGAATCAAAGCAGCTGAGTTAAAAGCATTTGAGCCATTAACTTCTAATCAGGCTTTGTTCTTTGAAGCCTACAAACGTGGTGACTATTTTACTATGCTCTGTGGTTCGGCTGGTACTGGCAAATCATTTATTGCAGTTTACAAGGCAATAGAAGAAGTCCTGGATAAAACATCATCATTCCACCATGTAATCATTGTTCGCTCCGCCGTACAATCTCGTGATCTTGGATTCACTCCTGGATCTGTTGAAGAAAAAATGAGTTTGTATGAACAACCTTATATGCAAATTTGTCATACGTTATTTGGTCGCCGTGATGCTTATGAGGCTCTCAAAGAATGTGGTCGTATTGAGTTTATATCTACAAGTTTCATTCGTGGTATGAGTTTCGATGATTCGATTATCATCGTAGACGAATGCCAGAACATGACATTCGAAGAATTGTCGACAATTATGACAAGAGTTGGTTATCGTTCCAAGATTATCTTCTGTGGCGATTACAAACAGACAGACCTATATCGTAAGGCTGGTGATAAATCTGGTATGCGCAAGTTTCATGAAATTGCCAAGAGTATGCCATCGTTTACCAATATCGAGTTTACAACAGACGATATTGTTCGCTCTTCTCTTGTTAAAGACTTCTTGGTTGCAGTAGAAAAATATGAGCAAGAACAAAATACTTGACAATTGCTTGCTAATATAGTAGAATAGACTATGTCGACCATGATAAGGATACTTTTGTAATGTTTAATCATATCTCTCACCAGTTCCCCCAACTACTCCAAGAAAACTTGGATGGAACAAGAGTATACGTCACGCCGAATGGCGATAAGTATCCTTCTGTCACAACAGTTCTTGCTGATTATGGCAAAGAAGCAATTTTAGAATGGCGCAAAAAGGTTGGTGAGGAAAAAGCCAACGAGATTTCTCGCAAAGCCACTACTCGCGGCACTGGTGTTCATAAAGCACTTGAACTCTATCTTAAGAACGAAGACATCTCTTCTCTCGAGATGATGCCAAATGTCAGGTCTCTCTTCGTTCGCATGAAGCAAGAGATTGATGGCAAAGTGGACAATATTCACTGTCTCGAAGATAAACTCTATTCCCATAAACTTAGACTTGCTGGAACTGTTGACTGCATTGCCGAACATAATGGTGTTCTTTCAGTCATCGACTTTAAGACTTCTGTTCGTTTAAAGAAAAAAGAAAACATCGGAAACTATTTTATGCAAGGTGCCGCCTATGCAACGATGTTTACAGAATTGACAAATATTCCGATTAACCAAGTCATTATTCTCATTGGCGTTGACACTGCTAACTTTTGTCAAACTCTTAAGGTTGAAGGTGATGACCTAAATAATTACAAGAGTCAACTGCAAACTTATATCGATGCATACTTTGACAAGCATACCAATTTACTTGGAGAGTAAAATGAAATGTACAGCTGTTATCACTGCAATCCTCCTTCTTGGCTCAGCAAATGCCATGGCTCAGAACGCCAGCGATACCGACGTATTATTGGGTGCCGCTGCTGGAGCCGCACTTGGTTCGACCATCGGACAGGGAGACGGTAAGAAGATTGCCACTGTCATTGGTGGACTGCTTGGCGCAGAAATGGCACGCGATGCTGCCGAGAATCGCGATTATCGAAATGAATCTTCTCGCAGCACGAAATATCGGACCAATCCTTATTTTAAAAAGCAACGAATCATTCGTTATTGCGAACGTAATATTCCAATTGAATATGTTGACTATCCAGATGCAGCACGTGCTTGGGTTGAGGGTTGTGTGAAACGTCAGAATATGCTTATGCTTGAAATTCAAAACCAAGCATATGAAGATGGCTTATATGGTCGTCATTGATTAAACCTATCGCAACAATTTAATCAATTAATGGAGCAAACTCCTTGATTTTGGAGTTTTGCCCATATATAATCATGTCTATATCTTTTACACAGGAGTGTTTGAAATGAAAACAGTTGGATATTTATTAGATAAATTCATAGTTACTGGTGTGAAGCCAGGTGCATTGACACCTGATAATGCTTTCGAGAATATTACAGAAAACAGTTTTATTGGCAAGTGGAAAGTGATTGTCTATTATCCAAAAGACTTTACCTTTGTTTGCCCAACAGAAATTATTGCCTATGATAAGTTGAACAAGGATTTCGCTGATCGCGACGCAGTTCTTTTGATTGGCAGCACAGATAATGAGTTCTGTAAGTTGGCATGGAAAAATGCTCACGAAGGATTGAAGGCAACCACCTCATGGTTCTTTGCTGACACTCACCGCAATGATTCCTATGACTACAGCAGCGATGATCGAAGTCTCATCGACCAACTTGGTGCGTTCTATAATCCAGCTGGTGCTGCTCTTCGCGCAACCTTTATTGTTGATCCGGATAATGTGATTCAGCATGTTACGGTCAACAATCTAAACGTCGGTCGTAATGCTGATGAGACACTTCGTGTTCTTGATGCACTGCAAACTGGCGAACTCTGCGCATGTAATCGTCAGATCGGTGGGGCAACACTCTAATGAGTTGGATTGAATCACTCAAATCAGTAATCCCTGATTATGCGAAGGATACGCGATTGAATCTAGATGCTGTGCTTCTGCGCAGTACTCTAGATCCTGTCGTTGCGCAAGGATGCGCTCTTGCCGCAGCACACGCAACTGGCAATGGCAAAGTCGTGACTGTGATTGACAGCGGCTTTGATGATCGCAAGGAATGCGATGCTGCAATGACAGCAGCCTGTATCATGGCACAAAACAATGTTTGGTATCCATATGTCGAAATGGCAGATGATTCTGCACTCAAAGGATTGCCTGCTGGATTGCGTATGAATGCAATTATGAATCATGGTGGCACTTCAAAAGCAAATTTTGAAGCATATTCTCTCGCAGCCTCAATCGTAGGCAAATGCCACTTTTGTGTGAAGGCGCATTATGATAATCTGAAGAAGATGGACTATACTATAGAACAACTTCGCGACATTGGTCGTATTGCTGCTGTTATGAATAGCGTTTGTAAAGTCTTGAATGGCTAAATAATACTACCTTTTTGTTTCTAATTGGAGTATAATATGGTAAGTGATCAACAACCATGTAGATGCGGAAGAAGCCCAGATGGATTGTGCGTTGGTTTGCATAATATGACAAACGAACAATACAAAAAATATCTGGAAGAACAGCATAAAATGTTGAATGAACAAACAAAGCAACAGTTTCTTACAGAAGGATAATATGTGGATCTTGTTTTGGAAGTGTTGTGGTATTGTCGTTGGAATTTTATACTCATCACTTTTAATTGTTGATTTTATTGAAGATCTTTTCGAATAATGGTAGTAAACTGACAGCTAAAGGTGTTTCGGACGTGGGTTCGACTCCCACCATCTCCACCAAATATCAATATGCCCACCACCTCTGCAGCAATGTACGTGGTGGCTATCTACGGGGATGTAATGGCTTCGACGGGGCAAGTAATAACCTGACGGCTACCAGTGAGGCGACTGACTTAATCAGCGCAAACCTAGTAAACGCAAACGATGATGTTTACGAAATGGCTCTTGCTGCTTAATTGCAGTATAAGAATACCAGAGTTGACCGCTTGGTAACAGAAAGGTCAGGGGTGGTGGTGCGAACCACCACTCTTTTCTTTCCACTGCAATAATGGAGGAAACAACATGAATGCAGTAAATTTACTTCGTGATGTAGAAAACTTTTTTGATCGCAACCATAATTTGTTCATTAGATTCGGTGGGTTGTTTGCATTTATTTTCTTCACAATGTATGTACCTTTCACTGTACAACATCGTGCAATGCAACAGTATGAAGCCCAACAAGCAACAAGCATTGCGCTTGCTAATGAACTAGATCTACTTTCGCATCAAGTAGAGTTCCTCAGTTTAAGTTTTGACAAACAACAAGCAGTTTTACGAGAGGTTGAGTGTCTTGCTCAGAATATCTATTTCGAGGCAAGATCAGAATCAACTGCTGGTAAAATTGCCGTTGCTACTGTCACACTCAATCGAGTCAAAGAAGGATTTGCTCGATCTGTTTGTGCAGTAGTAAAGCAAAAGCGCAATGGTGTTTGCCAGTTCTCTTGGGTTTGCCAAGATGACAAAGCAATTCGCTCGAAATCTGAATACAAAGAAGCACAAAAAATTGCTCAGAATATATTGATTTCTAAACGAAACTACGGTACAATGGATGGTGCGTTATACTTTCATGCGGATTATGTCAATCCTAACTGGAAGCAAACGAAAGAATTTGTAAAGAAAATTGGTCGACATTTGTTCTACAAAGAGAGTTGATATGCGAATACTTGAAGATGTGAAACTTGATTATAAAGATGTTTTGATAACTCCTAAACGATCAACGATAGCAACAAGAAGTGCAGTAATATTAGAACGTACATTTAAATTCCGCAGCGGCAATGAGTGGCGCGGAGTCCCAATTATTGCTGCTAACATGGATGGCGTTGGTACTCTTCAGATGGATGAAGAACTGGACAAACACAAGTGCATGGTCGCACTGACTAAACATATTCCTGATGTAGAGTTAATCGAACGATTCAAACAGAAACTGAATAGTTCGATTTATTCATTGGGAATATCAGATAAAGACTTGTCAAAGTTTGATAATGTCTATAATATAGTAGGCAATAAACATATACCTGTCTGTATCGACGTTGCGAATGGATATACGCAACAGTTTGTTGATTTTGTTTATAAGTTTCGTGATCGTTATCCATACGTTTTGTTAATGGCAGGTAATGTTGTCACGCCAGAGATGACTGAGGAATTAATTCTCGCAGGTGTTGACGTTGTGAAAGTTGGTATTGGTCCTGGTTCAGTTTGCACTACTCGCAAAATGACAGGAATCGGCTACCCGCAGTTGAGTGCGGTTATAGAGTGTGCTGATGCCGCTCATGGTCTCAAGGGTCACATTATAGCGGATGGAGGGTGTTCCGTTCCTGGAGACGTTGTGAAAGCATTTGCTGCGGGTGCCGATTTTGTGATGCTAGGGTCAATGCTTGCAGGTCACAAAGAAGGTGGCGCCAGTTCACTTGGTGGTAATAAATTCTATGGTATGAGTTCTGACACTGCTATGGATTTACATAATGGTGGTGTTGCAAACTATAGAGCATCCGAAGGCAAGACTGTGGAGATTCCTTATCGTGGAGCAGTATCTAAAACGCTCTCTGATATTTTGGGTGGTTTACGTTCTGCATGTACATATATTGGAGCAGGTGAATTGAAAGAACTGAGTAAGCGTGCGACATTTGTTCGCGTCACTCAGCAACTGAATAATTCCCTGAATGCTTATGAGATCTAATATGGCAAGTCGCGAAGAAAAGAATAATTTCTCTATGATGATCATGGAGATTGCTCTGAAAGAAAAGATTGATCACATGGATGCAATCACAACTTACTGTGAGCGAAATAATCTTGAGATTGAAATCGCTGCAACAATGATCAATGAATCTCTTAAGAGCATTATTGAAGGTGAGGCAATGGAACTAAGATTTTTGCCACGAGGAAGTCGACTGCCTCTATGAGAGGATATGATCTATACTGCATGTATCAAGCCATTAAGTTACATTTCTCCACTGAGGGATATAACTTCTTTCAATATGATGGCAAAACTCGCGTTTCTATAGAAGCATTCGAAAAACGTAGAGATAAATTTCTATTTCATAGACTAGCGAGAAAATATCGTGACGACGAAATGGTTAGTTTTCTGGTTGCTAATTTTGTACACAGTGACAGCAATTGGACTAAATCACTTCTTGAAGAAGAAGCCGAAAGCACTTACGCAGAATGGAAAAGAATAACAGACTCGATGAGTCGAGTTTATGTTGAAGATCTTAATAGGATTTGCCCCAATCCAAAAGAATTCAACGATTTGTTTAAGGTCGAAGATGGGCAGTTTCCAAAACTGTTAGTGTTATTTTTACAAAAAGAAGTAACACTTGAGACGATGGTAATCCTCAATAACATCTTCGACTTTGTTCGTATCTGGGATAAAAAGATCAGCGATGATATTATCTATCCCAAGATTTCAAGAAAAATCCGTAAATACGGAGCATTCTTGAATGTGGATGTCAGTAAGTATAAATTGCTAACGAAGAAGGCTTTACTTGCTGATGAGAATACTATATAATAATATGGTAATGAAGAAAGTGGATAAGTCGTTAATACAATTCATACATCGCAATACGGAGTAATACAAATGACACTATCTAGTCTAAAGAAGGGTTCGTCCCTTGATAAGTTAAAGAAAGCAGTTGAACAATCTGCAGGTGGTAATAGTGGTGGCAAAGGCGCAGATGAGCGTTTCTGGCAACCTGAAGTTGACGCTGCTGGCAACGGATACGCAGTTATTCGTTTTCTTGATACGCCAGCTGTTGACGGTGAAGACGGTCTACCGTGGGTTCAAATCTGGTCGCACGGTTTCCAAGGTCCAGGTGGTTGGTACATTGAGAATTCTCTCACAACTCTTGGCAAGACTGACCCAGTCTCTGAGCATAATACAGTTCTTTGGAATTCTGGCATTGAAGCCAACAAGGAAATTGCTCGCAAGCAAAAGCGCAAGTTGACGTACATCGCAAATGTGCTTGTCATCTCTGACGCCAAGCGTCCGCAGAACGAAGGTAAGGTATTCCTCTACAAGTTTGGTAAGAAAATCTTTGATAAGATCAAGGAACAACTCGAACCACAATTTGAAGATGAGAAGCCAATGAATCCCTTTGATTTCTGGAAGGGTGCTAACTTCAAGATTAAAATTCGTAACGTCGAAGGTTATCGTAACTATGACAAGTCAGAGTTTGATACTCCTGCTCCATTGTTTGATGGTGAAGACGAGAAGATTGAAAAGGTCTGGAAGTCTGCACACTCACTCAAGGATTTCTTGAAGCCAGAAAACTTCAAGTCTTACGATGAGTTGAAGGCGAAGTTAGATAAAGTTCTTGGTGCTGGTGGCGCAACTGCTGCGTCTGCGCGTAAGATCGAAGATGAGGAAGTTTCTGCTCCTGTCGTTCGTTCTGCTCCAGCCAAGAAGGTAACTGCTGAAGATGTCAGCGTCTCTGATGATGACGATATGGCATTCTTCGAGAAGCTGGCTGCTGAGTAATTTCGATTAGAAAACCGTAGATGTTTTCAGGCGCACTTCGGTGCGCCTTTTTTTATCTACCATATCCCATATATTGTGGATGATTGGAGTCAGCAGTTGATAGTCTATTGAACGTGCTCTCATCAGCAAATACTCTACCAGTTTTATTATCACTTGTTTTTGCAGTAATTGCTTTGTTATTGTTGATAATAATTGGAGCAGCTCTATCTGATTTATCCGTTTGTTTTTGATTTCTATTCATAGAAGAAGCACGAAGATCATCCTTTTCTTTTTTAGCGTTAAGTATATCTCTTGTGTCGGATGACATTCCATTTAATGGAGTTGGCTCAAGATCAGATGGACCATATCCATTTTCTCTTGCCTTAACTTCTCTTAATATCGCACCAGCATTTTTCCCGCCATAGAAATCTGCATATAATGCTTTGAATTTTTCCCAAGGATCATTTGAATCATCTTCAGAGTCTTCCGTCAATTGCTCAACGTCTTTCTCAACCTTGCGAAGTGACTTTTGATCAGTCTTGCCATCTACACTAATATCTTCAATCTCTTCAGTCAATGTGTTTCCATTTACATTGATGCTTTCAATTTCATCTGATATATCATCGATTGCATCACTTTGAGTTTGCCCCATAACTTGAATGTCTTCAATCTCATCAAACATTTCATCTAGTGTATCATTAAATTGTTGATTGATCGCAGAAGTTGTTCCAACATCTTTGACAGTTGGAGGTGGTTCCTGAATTGGTGGTTGATCAATTGTAGGTAGAGTTGATGGCTCAATCGGTTGCTGTTGTAACTGCTCTAAAATATTATCAGGAAGCGTATCTGGTATTATTGAAGGAATTGTTGGACTAAATCCTAAATTACCTGGATCAAAATTCATTAAATCTGGATTATACATCAATCCATCTAATCCATTTGTAATCCCGCTATCTGTTGTTGATAGCGCAGCAGCAGCGTTCTGAATAGTTGGGTCTTGAGCACCAGAATTATATGTTTTCTGAATTGCTTCTTGTATACTGTCTAGATTAAATGGTGCTGAGAATCCTGGAGTGTTTGTTGTATTAGTTGCATCAGAAGATTTTGCATATGTTGATGCTGGCTCTTGAGTTGCTTCTCCAATTTTATCGTTAATTGCAGATGATATCATATTATTAATATCTTTGGTATCAGATCCAATGATATTTTTAACAATATCTTCAGTGTCCATTTTAAATGAACTCATTATATCAGATGCGCCAACGTATCCACCACCAAATCGCTTGGCGAATCCATTTCGCAGCTCGTCGCCTTTCATTGCAAAAGGCGATTCAAACTCTGATTGACCTTTGATCATTTATTCTTTCTCTGCATTTGTCGTTCTCTTAACCTATCATTTTCCTCTTTCACATGTTGTGCCACCAATGAAACATACGTTGCTCTTTCCCATGGAAGCATTTGTTCTAACTCACTCAAACTATATCCATGGTGTTGCATTAAAGCAAAATTTGTTGTAAAGTATGTTTTCAAATTCTCATTACGAAGGCTTATACGAAAAAATCGAGGAGACCCTCCAGTCTGACAGTATGTGTTTTATTACACTTACCGCAAACTAATTGATTCTCATATCTTAAAATTGGCATATCTAAAAAGAATTTCTTAATCTTTTTAAATTGCTCAGTTGTTAAATTATCTACAAATGCATCAAACTCACCTTGCTGCATTTCTTCTATTTTATAAACTTGATTCTCATCATAAAGATACTCAGTGCATTGTTTAATAATCTCTGTTGGTGCATCTTTAGTGTTAAGTTTTTCAACAAGGACCTTTGAAATTTCAATAGTTGGATAATTTAATTTCATACCAACTGTATTGGTTAAAGATACGATATTGTTAGATGGTTTATGTTCATAGGCTACCTTTAGTAGATCTATGTCTAATTCCATCTTTCCCTTACACTTTCTCTTTCCTTCAGGCAAATCTATTGTGTTTTCACAAACATATTCCAACGATACAATTTCGCCAATTGATCTGGCTCTTAGATTCAGAAACAGATACTCAATCTCATATAAAGGTAACGATTCAACATCAATCTTATCTAGAACACAATTGTTAATAATTTGTTTTATTGCGTCTAAACTTGTTTGGTAATCTCTTGATTCCAATGCCATTAAAAGAATCTTTTCTTCTTTAACAACAAAGGGACGAAATGTTATCTCTTTATCAATAGATTCAATTCTAATTTTATAAGTCGGCAAATCAATTTTCGGTATACCCATAATTTACTCCATAGTTATCTTGGCGATACGTTTCTTTTTCCTGTTCTACCAACCACATCAATACTTGTTAAAATTTCTTTAGGACCTGTTTTTCCAACTACATTTATTCCTGTTAATACTTCCTTACCACCAGTTTTACCAATAACATTAATACCTGTCAATACTTCCTTACCACCAATCTTTTTACGACCGCCATTAATTATTTCGATGCCTTCTAATACTATAGGCGCATCGTTATCTGTTCGTTCATATTCATCTGCATTAAAACTTCTCCAATAGCGATATGAGAAGTTTACATCGAGTCTGATTGGTTCTTGTTCAGCCCAACTTCCTTTGACTTCTCTAACAGCAATAGGAAATGCTTCATATAATCTGACGCCATATGAGATTCTATTGCCATCTTCTGAAATTTGAAACACATCAATCTCTCCAATGTATTCATCTCGATATCTGAAATCAAATTTGCTTTCTTTTGGGTTGATAAAATTCATCCATGCATCGAAGAATACTTTTTGGCGCATATCATCGTCAACGAGGAACGTTGTTGATACGTCTGCATATTCGCTTCTGGCTGGTATGTTTAGTGGCGGACCACCTAAAAACAAATTGTTTGTGAGTATTTCATATCCTGGAATCAGAACAGATTCTGCATAATAGGTTAGATAATTATCTTTGTTTTTATAATTCAGAATTTGTATTAATTCTCTTGGTGGTTTGATATTAATAGCAATTCTATTGAGTTTAGAGAACCCACTCAGCCTTACTTCCGAGAGAAAGTTATTAATGTCTAATGTTTTTTGTGGATCAATTGCCATTAACCATAACTCCGCATATTTTGCACTGGAAGGTATATCGCTGTTTCCCAGTTATTTGGCTCAATATAAACTATTGAGGATACCATTTGATCATACAAGTATCTTCTCATGCAGTTTTTAACTGCTGCAAACTGACTCATGTTCTTAATCAAATCATACGAAAGAACGAATCTTGTAGAATCATCATATTTATCATTGTTCAAGAACATTGAAAGACCATCCAATAATGGTAATCTCATTCCAAAATCCAAAAAATGTAGGTTTATACCCGTAAACCCATCACCAGTTACCGTTGTTGGAATCACCAATGGAAACTCATCCCATTGTGATAATTTTTCTTTTGTTAATGGGTCATAGCGAAAAAAGAACATTCTACCAACTGCAGCAAATGGCGTAATTCGTTTGGCGTCATTTAGAATATTAGATCTGTTTGTTGGGATTGTTGTTTTAGCAATCAATCCTTGTATATACGATTTTGCAGCAGCTGTTCTTGGAGCAATGTTTCGTTTGGCTAGTTCTCTATTAATTTTTTCTAATAATGCTGCCATTATATTCCAAGTTCGTCCTCAGTTATGAGATTAAATCTCCAATTTCTATCCTTGCAGTATTCCTTGGCGGCTTTCCACTTGGCTTCATTCACACCCCATGTTGCCACTTCTTGAATATATTGTCGCGTAACTCGACTCTTTATTTTAGGTGGAACGGATTGGCTCTTTGGTTTTACTTCCAGAATCATACTTTCCTGAATCCCGTTTTTATTGCGCACTTGGACGAAAAAGTCTGGAAAATAACGATGCCATCGATTGTCAACTGGGGATAAATATGGTATAACGATTTCCTCGTTAGACCAGCCGATTACACTCGTATTTTCGTCCAGGTGCACCATAACTCGGCGTTCCCATAACGACCTATACCAGATGTTTGTGGGGTCACCTAAATATTTACTAGTGTTTTTCGGACTAAATTTGCCACTGTATGCCATCAATTATTTATAGGAAATCTTAATGACCGAGATATTGCAGAGTATTGATGTAATTGGAAAACGACCTGGAGTCGATACAAGAGGCGATGAGGTTCTAACAGATATTAATGTCATTGGCAGAACACCTGGGAGGGGTCCAAGAGACGGCGAACTGCTAGAAGGCATTGATGTTATTGGGAAATCCAGAGCAAAATCTGCGCCGAAGCATCTATATTACCCACTTAATATCGGCGACCCAACTGGTGGATTTAAAAATGCAGTTCGATTTGTAGCCTATGCTCAACAACGATCTTTCTTAGATGATCCAAATGTGACTCCATCATTCCGTAATCCACCAGATCAGTATAATGGAAAGGTTAGACAATTCCCCATAACACAAGGCGCATTTAATACTTCTTTTTTGTTTCAGAGTTCTCTTGTGCAAGGCTCTAAATTTAATATTGGAAAAGTGACTGAAGATTTGATTGGAATTGGTGCGAATGGATACGAGTATTTAACAGGTGGACAAAAAACGAATTATGGCAGAAGAACTGTTGAGTTAGACAGTTCAATCACATTGTACATGCCAGATACGATTATTAATCAAGATAAGCATGATTATCAACCAATATCAATCAATCAGGCATCAGGCAAAGCTGGATTGTATACTGCAGGATTTCCAGCTTCAGTTGGTGGATTAGGTTCTCCGTTAGGTAGAACTGAAGTATTTGCAGAACTAGCAGGCAGAGCTGGAATATTTGGTTCTCGATCAACTGAAGCCATACTTGCTGGTCTTGGATATGCATTAAATCCAATGCTTGAGACCACATATGGTGGAACACAACCAAGAACGTTTATGTTTCAGTTTAGATTTGCGCCAAGAAATCTTAAAGAGGCAGATGAAATCAAAAAAATTATTAAGACATTTAGATTTCACTCTCACTCTGAAAATGCTGGTGGGCAAGGAACTATTGCTGAAGGCAGTGGAACTCGCTATTTGGTACCACCTAATCATTTTGAAATTCAATTCTTACGAAGAGATTCAACTGGTAAGTTTATAGAAAATTTGGCCATGCCGCGTGTGACAACTTGTATGATTGCATCAATAAACACCAATTATGCAGCACAGCTCGACACCTTCACAACTCATCGCGATGGCACACCAGTATCCATCAGTTTAGACATTGAGTTTATTGAAAGTGTAATTCTAACCAAGAACGATATTAAGAACGGATACTAATGGCATACTTTTCTAAATTTCCTAGAGTTTTATATTCTCTAAACAAAGAAGGGAACAATGCAAAAATTGTTCCAGATATGCTTGCTAGAGTCAAGTTTATTGATTCTATTATTTCAAATCAAAGTTTATTCTTCAAGTATGAAGTTAAGGGCGGAGAAACTGCAGAGCAAATTGCAAACAGAGTATATGGGAATCCTGAAAAGCATTGGATATTGTTTTTGGTAAATGAGATTATTGATCCGCATTTTGATTGGCCACTTGGACCATATGAATTCGACAAATATATTAAAGAGAAATATGCTTCTATTAATGTAAGTTTGAGCACAACTGAGTCTTATGCAACTCCAGGAACATACTACACAGTTGGCGAAATTGTATATCAGAGCGATGATCCAGTGCATGAATCAGTTTATCATTATCATCCAACAAGATATGATAAAGCATCTGCAGAAGGCACAATTGTTGCATATGACTCAACTAATAAAATATTAAAACTTAAATTTCCTTCTCAGATGTTTGCAAATGGAAGAACAATAAAAGGTGTTACATCAAACTCAGCTGCACAAACACACACTGTTATTGCAATAACAAATAATTTAGATGGCTATGAGTGGGCTTCTAATACAATCAGTCATTATCAGGTAACTGAAACAAAAACAAATTCTGATGACCCAACATTCTCAGAAGTTAAAAAGTATAGAGTCACAGCAAATGGTTATAATTACTCAACTGGCAGTGTTGTGAATATCAATACAAATACTTCCTATACAAACTCATACAATGTCACAAGTTCTGTGACTGGTGCAAATGCCACATTAACAATTGCAACTACAGTTGCACCAGTTACATATTACGATTATGAAGTAGAATTAAACGAAGAAAAGCGAAAAATTATTGTTCCTCAATCTTCTGTAATTGGAGCAATAGAAAATCAATTTAGCGCATTAATGCTGGCAAAGTAATATGAAAGATGGTAATTTGAGTGGTAGATCTTCTGGCGAAGGTTCCTTCTCACAATATGATTTTAAATTATCAGAGCTGAAAATTATTAATGCTCTTGGAACAAACATTGATTTAGATTATGTTTTCAAAGAAATAAATCTATATGAAGATCTATTCAACAATGTTATAACAGGTGATCTTACTGTAACTGATTCAAATGATTTGTTTAACAGACTTATGATGCATGGAAATGAGTTTATTTCTATTGCATTTAATACTCCTGGTATGACAAAATACCAAAAAGTTTTTAGAATATACAAAATAAGTGATTATAGTTTACGTGGAACTTCGAACGCTACGTTTAAAATACATTTTTGTTCTGAGGAATTTATTTTAAATCAACAATACTACATCTCAAAATCTTTTAAAGAAAAACGATTGTCAGATGTTGTTAAATTAATTGCAAGAAATTTCTTGAAGATTTCAGAAGCAAAACTTCCAGATAAAAGCATTGAAGAATCAACGCTGCTTATAAATCCAGACAAAAATCCATTGATTGTTCCAAATTTAAGACCATTTGAGGCTATTAATTGGATTGCCTCATTTGCGCTAAACAGAGCAGATTTATCTTCTGGATTTGTATTTTATGAAAATATAAGTGGATTTAATTTTGTTTCACTAAACAGCTTGTATTCTAGACCAACTAAAAAAGATTTGTTTTATTCTCCAAAAAATGAGGACTACACAGAATCTGTTGGGTCAAAACATGATAAACTAGATGAGATGCAATTCAAACAATTATTTGACGTGTTAGATAGTATGAATAATGGCGCTTATGCATCAGAGTTATTGAAGTTGGATGTATTAAATCGAACAACTGAGTATGAGCGATTTGGCGCATCGACAACAACATCAAAAACATTAAATGAATATTTACCATATAACTATGCTAAAAATAGAATTGGTAATTCATTGAATCAAGCCTCAGCATATGTCAGAATGTTTCCTAAATTCCAGGATAATCTAACAAGTAATTGGCTACTTTCTAGAGCTTCTAGATTAGCACTATTAAATAATACTAGATTAAACATTGATTTGCCTGGCGATAGTTCATTATCAGTTGGTGATGTTGTCAGCGTAAGTATTCCAAAAGCTGACGCACAAACTGATCCAAATAATATACAACGTGATGGAATGATGTCAGGAAAATATTTGATTACAGGAATTCGACATCAATTGGTTGAGAATACTTATTTTTGTCATGCAGAGTTGTGTAAAGATTCAGTAAATGTGAATCTTGGATTTAATCCACCATTTAATTCTGCATGGAATTTGGCAATCAACTCATGAAACTAAGAAAAAATTTTATTGGACAAGAAGGATTTCAATGGTGGATTGGCGTCGTTGAAGATCGCAATGACCCAGAAAAACTTGGGAGATGTCGTGTTCGCATTTTTGGAATTCATACAGATGACATTGCATCAATTCCAACAGAAGATCTTCCATGGGCAATTCCTGTCTATTCAGTAAACAATAACGAATTATTTTCTGCTCCAAAAGAAGGCGAGTATGTTATCGGCTTTTTCTTAGATGGATCATTCTCGCAGTCGCCAGCAATACTAGGCATACTGCCAGGATTTAATAAACAAAATCCTCCTGACGGTAGAGGATTTGGTGATATGAGAACTCCAAGTAGAATTCGGAATTCTCCTAAGAAACCTGCAGCAATTGACTACCCAGAAGCCAGAACTGGAACCGATAATCCTGTTAGCGGAAATATCATAAATGATGGCATTGGATTATCTAAAATTGTTATGGACAGCATCATGCTGCATATTCCATTACTGTTAAAAGCCAAAGCATCACTCACAGAAAGCAATCAAAGTGTTATTGGCTATGGGCATAAGTTTTCTCAACAAGAATTAAAACAAGGATACGTTGTTTTAACTGCATTAGAAAATCTTCCTATAAATGGAATCAATGGTATTGATACAGTAATCACACTACCTCAAGCAAAATTACTGTTGCAAATTGATATGACTGATTCTATCAATAGAGCAATTGCTTCTATTGGCCAAACAACTTGGGACGGATTAAATGTTGCTCAGCAAGCTGGACTGGCTTTGCACTCATACCATATTGGATTGAATATTGACTTTGAGCGTACTGGTGTTAGATCGGCAATCACCTCTGGTGATTTTGTGAGAGCTGCGCAGCTTATAAGTTCTGATAAACCAAAATCAGCAACAGGAAAATATTTAAAAAGCGAGGATTTATTATCGCATATTGCAGCAAACTTATTTAAATCTATTCCAAAAAGTTTAATTGCTGAACAAAGAAACAATAGTTCATTACAAAGAAATCCAGTCAATGCACCAGGTGCTGGTCTTGGTGTTCAAATTCATGAATCCGATATCTCAGATGATGGTGATGCGAAATCGTTAAAATATCCTGTACCAGAACAGTTAGGAAAGCCATCATTAAATGATCTCGCTACATCCTTAGAAAAAACAACAATACAAAAATTCAGAGAACGATCATCAGTCAGTGCTATTGGTGCTAATGATGAATCCTGGTCTGAGCCAGTTTCTCCATATTCTGCTGAATATCCACACAATAAGGCTATGGAAACAGAATCTGGCCACGTATTTGAACTAGATGATACACCTGGTAGCGAGCGCGTGCATCTTGCCCATCGATCAGGCAGTTTTATGGAATTTTATCCAAGCGGCACTAAAGTTGAGAAAATTGTTAAAAACAACTATAAGATTGTGATGAGCGACGATCATCTATATGTTGCAGGAAAAGTGAACATTGTATTAGAATCAAATGCTCACATTAAAGTTGTTGGAGATTGTTTTTTACAAGTTGAAAATAATTTAGAAGCAAACATCAGTGGGAATATGAATGTTTCTGTTGGTGGTGGGTTTAATCTCAAGGCAAACACATTACACTTTGATATTGCAAATACATCAACTATTACTGCAAACAATCAATATATTTCAGTTGACGATAAATTGATCATTAATTCAAACACGTCAAATGTAACAACAGCCAATGACCTGACGTTGTATTCATATGCAAATCAATACTATACAACAGCAAATACTGTTTACCATAAGTCTAAGGATATAAAGATTCAATCATCATCAGATATATCAATTAATTCAGCTGGAGCTGGATATTTTACAACTTCTGGTATGCTGAACTTTAAGAGCGATAGCACAAGAATAACAGGATCGACTGTTGATATCAATGGAACTTTGAACGCTGGCTCAACAAACATGACAGCAACTGGAGCTGATTCTAATGGCGACAGTCATGTGCTCACAGTTGCTGGTTCTGGAAGTAGTGCTGCAGCAAATGCTGATACATCGTTATCAAGTAATCCAGCAATAGATGCTAATGTGATTATTGATCTATATCACTATAGCCAGAAAAAAGATTATGAAATCGCTGATATTCTGCAAATAGGAACTGCACAAGTTCAAGAAGTTATCGCTGCATCCTCTTACTTACAGAAACCTATTAGACGAGGAACACCAACAAATACTCAAAAATATCTAGAATCTGATAAAATTGTTAGATATCGAGAGTCTATTACACAGGAAAATAATACTCTGTTGAGAGAATATTTGGCTAATCCATATAATTATCCATCAACATTCAATAATGTAAAACGGTATATCGGTTTACCACCAAAATCTGGATCAGATGTTATTTTTAATGATGTTGCTGGAGACAGTTTGATTGTAATTAATGATAGTGCCGATATCTCTGCATGGTTAAATAAGCAGTTGGCATTAGCCGCAAATGGTTATTGGAGAGAAGCTGGAGTTGAAATTTCTGGTAAAATCCAGCCATCAAATCCAAACATCACTGATTTATGGCGTAATTTGGGCTTTACAAGAGAATACTGGACGCTCAGCGATCAAACTCCATGGGCAATGGCATTTGTTAACTATGGATTGAAGCAAAATGGCTATCGATACGTTCAGACACCAAATCCAAGAGATCTTGAAATCAGATTTGATGATTACAGATTTAGTCGCATCAAACCAGTAGACGCTAGAGCTGGAGATATTGTTTTGTGGGCAAACGACCATACAAACTTTGTATATGATAACATTAATGGTGTATTGAGGTTTATTGGTGGATCTCAACCACCTAGTAGCGCATTGGATATTGGCGACGGACGTATTGGTGATGTT